TAGTGTTGAGAGAGTGCATTGAACACGCCAAAGCATACCCGATTGATGGGGTTTATGGTGCAAATGATTACACTGATGCCATTTGGGATTTGTACCAAGGAAATCAAGTTAAACCCTTTTCTACAGGTTTTGACCAGTTAGATTTGATATACAAACTTCTGCCCGCAACCTTTCATGTAGTCACAGGTATACCAAATCACGGCAAATCAAATTTTCTTGATCAGTTATTGGTAAACGCCGCGAGACAGCATGGATGGAAGTTTGCTATTTTTTCACCAGAGCATTCCACAACCTACCACATCAGAAGATTGGCTGAAATATACCAACAAAAACCTTTTGATGAAGGGTACACAGAACGAATGTCACCTGACGATTTACATGATGCAATTGTATTTATAAATGAGCATTTTAAATTTATCGAAAGCCGTGAACGTGTACCTACAATTGATTGGCTTTTAGAGCGGGCTAGAATGGCGTGTGTGCGTCATGGGGTGAATGGGGTGGTAGTTGACCCCTATAATGAAATTTCTGCTACCAGAGCAAGCGGAAAACGTGAGGATGAGCATATCCGTGATCTGATCAGCAGTTGTAAACAATTTTGTAGAAATCAAAATGTGATTATGTGGGTTGTTGCGCATCCCTCAAAACTGCAACGCCGTGACGATGGCAGTTATCCAATACCATCTATGTATGATATTTCTGGCGCGGCTCATTGGCATAATATGTCAGATGTTGGACTTGTCGTTCATAGATTATTTGACGAGGGTAAAACTGTCATCTGCACAAAAAAAATTAGAGAACAAGGATACTACGGTCAACTTGGAGAAGCCTTGTTTGAATACGATACCAGACAAAAAGTTTTTCGTGAATACCGACCCGCACCTGATCCAAAGGTTCTTTATTCTGATTAAGTGAAATATTTTGTTGACAGTGTGTCAATATTTTTTTATACCTATAAAAACAACGCACACAGGAGATAAAATATGAACAGTGATTTCACACTTGTTGATTCTACGATTGCCGCACTAGGAAATATCAAGCGCGGTATTGAAATGCCAAAAGATCAGCACAAGGATTTACAAGCTATACGAAGATCAAAAACTCTTAGGAAATCTTTGCGGGAAGCAACCCGATACACACTGGATGATGACCTTTTAGAGTATATCGTCAGACTTTCAATAACAATTGATGCTGATGATTTAGTTGAAAGATATAAAACCTTTGCACCCCCACATAAAAAAACTTTTATTGAGTGGGATGAAAAAAAGCGAGTTTTATTTTTTCAAAATGCTACACAAGACCTCGATATTGGTGAGTTTGAAGAACCAGACCTTAATATTTTGGCTGATAAAGTTGGATATTTTTTTGAGGAATTTTTGAACCCATCTGAGCCTTATGATGGTGATGGTTGGATGGCGACACAGTTTGCATCCACAGGTTCACAAAAAATTGTAACCTATCCACTTTCTATTCAATTTTATGAATGGCTTGATGGTAACGGTCTTACATATGAACATGAACACTGGCTGTATGAATATTCAGATGTTGATTGGAATAAGCGTAATCATCAAGAAGAAATTGATGCTTACTATCAAAATTTAATTCCACATCTTTTTTCTGAATGGTGGTTTCAAACCAATAATTGCACATCAAAAAACTCACCTATCAAAAGTCTTGCAAACCATATCCGATTGCCACAAGGTCACGCAATTGAGTTTTTTGTTGATATTGATGCACAATTTGATTCAAACATCATTCGTTATTTTTTACACAACTCAAAAAATATCTTCAACGGTGATGTTCGTTTTCTTATTACATTGTTCAGTGTTTTAAATTATCCTTGGATAATAAAAGAAGATGCACAGGTTTCAACTCAAAGAAAATATCAATACGGCGGTTTTCATCGGGGTAACTCACAGATTGAACTAAAAATTGATTTACCAAAGTTGAAGGGCGTTACAATCAAAGTGAAAGATTTTCAAAAAGCCTTTGAATCTTCCCGCCGACAACACACAGTCAGGGGGCATTTTCGTAAACTTCCAGATGGTAGAATGATCAGAGTAAAAGAGCATATCCGTGGGAATGCGAAACTTGGAATAATTACTAAAGACTACACCCTCACGCACACAGGAGCATACTAAATGAATGATACACCACTTTTTGATTATGTTGAATCAGAACGCCGAAAAAAGATCGGCATGGGAAAAAGTGCCTCACCATCCCACCGCAAGGCACTTCTTGGGATAGCAAGGGATATTGCTGTTAATTATGCAATTAGTAATTATGGTTTTTGTACGGCTGATGATGTCGCACGAATCATGCAAGAAAAAGGATATAATTATTCTGATTTGGGAAATGCCGCAGGGTCAATTTTCAAAGGCAATGATTGGAACTTTACAGGACAATATGTGAAATCAAATAAGGTTTCTGCACACCGCCGTGACATCAAAGTGTGGGAATTGAAGGAAGAACCGCCATGCTGAAAACAATTGCAATTATATCCGCATTGCTTTTAACAGGTTGTAGTCAGACTTGGAAACCAGTGGTTGATCCAAGGGCTTCAAAAGAACCAAAAGAAATCATAAGGGATGAAATGGAGTGTGAGCGACTTATAAAAAAAGCTGATAGCTATAAAGGAAAGCCTGTCCATGAGAGGGCTGATTTTAAATTTCTAGGTATAAATTTTTGTTGGCATCATTGTGAAAGGGGTGCTGTTCCTAATAATTATAACCCTTTAGCTAAATGTTTATCAAATAGAGGTCATTCAATCATCAACTGGTAAGGATAAGAAAATGAATCAAGAACTTTTAAACAAAATTGAACCGTTAAAATTTCCAATTGAAATGAGACCAATACCTTCTATTCCAACAGAACTTGGACGACAACTTGTGAGACTTGATCGCGCTCCCGCGACACCACTAGCTATTCACAAATCACGGTACAAACCTATCACTCATACAGAAGCCTTTGAAACCTCTCTGATGGCTATGGAACAAGCGGGTCTTGATCTTGATAATGTTGATATGGTTGTTGAACAGCAACAAGACGGTGCAATGGCATCCATTGATGTGACACTGAAATCACACACAATGAAGATTGGTAATCATCAACTTTTTTTGAAATATGTTGCTAGAAACTCATACAATCAGGTTTGGAAATATCAATCATTTTTTGGATGGATGAATGAGGTTTGTTTCAACACCTTGGTATCTGGACAAAAACTTAGTTACACCAGTAATCGCCACACTTTGAGATTTGATCCAAAATCAACAGTAAACAAAATAAAAAAAGCTGTTGAAATTGTACAAAATGATAAACCACTTTTTGACAAATGGTGGAATACACCTATCACCGATAATCAAGCGTTAAATCTTTTTTCAAATACCCTTGTAAAATACAAAAAAACTGATGCTCAAATTATGTCGGGACAACGTGAAACTAATCAAAAACAATTATCCGTTCTGATGGAGAATTTTCAACAGGAATCTATACATCTTCATGGACGTGGTGACTATCAGAAAAAATCAAAGAATGAGGGTACTTTGTGGTGTGCGTTTCAATCAGCAACGGCTTGGTCAACGCATTGCAGGGATGCCATAGATGGAAGAAGCACCTACAAGCTCAAGGAAGAACGTGAACAAAAAGTAAAATCCATGATCAACTCTCAATCTTGGATTGCTTTGGAAGCCGCCTAATGAGTATTAGTTGGATAAGAAAAGAATTTATAACTTTACGCACACAACAAGGCATCACACAAAAAGAACTATCGAATCGTGCGAAAACTGGGATAAATACTGTATATAATTTTGAAACTAAACGATCAAATCCACGGCTAGATAATCTTTGTAAATGGTTGGATGTTTTAGGTTATGAAATAGATATTCACAAAAAATAGGTATACTTTTGTTGAAATTGTGTTATTATTTGAAAAGCACATAGGAGAAAAAAAATGTTATTTGAAATTAAAGTTGAATGCCTTGAATGTGATGGGACTGGTGAATGGAATATCCAACCCATGAATCCTGATTCTGTTACTTATGATTGTGAGTTTTGTACTGATGGATTTCACACAATTACAGAAGATTATAATGATGTTTCTGAGTTGCGTTATGATTATCCAAAACAAGATTACCAACAACTATGAAATTAATACCCAATCCCACCCCAAATTTTGATTCATTCAAAGAAGAATGTCGCTGTAGATTTCTTATGATGGGTTATTCTTTACCGCCTGATAAACACCTAAAAAAAGAATGGGTATCAAGAAAAAACGCTTCATTTTTTTCTGATAAAATATTTGAGTGCATAAGGCGTGATGATGTTAAAGATATGCCTCATAGTGATAATAAGGTTTTCACTGAATTAGCAAAAAATACTCTAATTTGGCTTGCTATCAGAAAATATGATGGCCTTTTGCCAACATGGGATGACAAACAATATATCAAAAATTCCGTTGTTGGTGAATCACATGAAGCAGTTGAACTGTATCCAAATGAGTTAAGAAATGCACCAGTAGGTATTCAAGATCATCTTTGGTGTCTGAAACAACCAAATACTTTTCATCCGTTTGGTTTCGGAGACATGGAAGTAAAAAAAAGTAACAATAGTAGTTGACACTATGTCATGGATTTTGTATATTATGAAGGTTAAAAATATTTAGCACAGGAGATTGTATGATGAAAAAATTTCTATTGTTTGCGGGAGAAGCCGCCATCTTACTTTTAACATTGGCGACAATGTATGCACTCATTGTTGTGCTTTATGCCATCACTTACCCAATGCCAGTATAATGATACAACCAACAATATTGAAGCAAGCGGCTGATGTAGAAAAAGCTGAAAAGGTTGTTGAATCAATTGTTCGGCTTACAGAAACCCAAAGAAATCACTTGTGTAAAATTATCACAAGAAAATGGCCTATTGTAGCTCAAAATTTAGCAAGAGATTTTGAAATTGAAAAACAATTTAGGGACATGAAAATATGAAAGACTTAATAAAAGATATGGTTATCACCGCATATCTTGATAAAAATACTGATAGCATAAGTTTTTTGACGCAATTGTGTTTAGATCATGGTATACCTATATCAACAATTGATAGTTGGATAAATACCGTAAAAAATTCTTCTCCCTGATTTCTTATGGTTTTTCAACTGTTCCGTGTCCTCTCAGTCGATACACTTGTATTCGGCTTCACGTTGGGGCGTTATGACACTCTGCGCCCCGCCTGTGTGCTACAGTGACATCAGGGTAAAAAGAGGATAGCCTTGATGTCTTTTATTGTTGCACCACAACCCGATACCACACAACACGGCGTGATTCAGCTTGATTCGTTAGGTAATGCTGTATGTAAAAAACTTATAAATCTACACCACAAAATTAATGCAATATCAGCAAGAGTTGGAAACTCTGATGGTAATTATGATGTTGTTTCAAATATTAGAGATGTAATGACATATCCAATTGATGATTCATACCCAACACACATTATTGAAAAAATAGCTGTAGATGCAAATGAAACTTTTAATTATGATTTAATAGGTTTGATTGAAAAACCCGCTTTGTTGAGATACCTTGCACCTTCCAACGGTTATGACTGGCACTGTGATATTTCTGAGGGTTATGAATCCCTGAGAAAAATATCAATCATAATCAATCTGAATGATGGTTATGAGGGTGGTGATTTTGAATTGTTTTCACAAGGATCACAAACTATAAGTCTTGGCAAAGGTGATGTAATCGCATTTTCTCCGTTTTTGCCACATAGAATTACACCAGTGACAAAAGGTGAACGATGGTCACTCGTGGCTTGGATTGGTGGACCTTGTTTTAGATAGATTAATTTTCAGATTCTATTTCTTCAATACGTTTTTCTAAAACACCTATCGTTGTCCAAAAATGACCCATACCCCCGCCTTCTTCTTCGGCTCTCGCTTTCAATGTTTCAATCTCATCTTTAAGAATACCGATTTTGTTCCAGTCAACGCTAGACATCATTTTCTTGAAGCTCCCATTGCCTGAAAGCCGAAAAATGCTGATATGATCCCTGCACCTGATATGTAAAATAAATTGCTAAGATCAGTCAAAACAGAGATACGAGACTCAGGTAATAAAAACATAGCAATTGTAAATACAAGCATTGAAATGGCCGTTCCTATGGTTATTCTTTCTTGCGTTTTATACTTTCTGTGAGCATCATGAGCTTGCACGATAGAAAGTTCGTGGTCTGATACCGTACCATCCCCATCAACATCTAAATCATTGAATTGAGATTTTTCTTCCAATTTTTTTGTCATTAGTTCACCTACCATTCTGTTTT